GACGCGGGGCAACGGTCATCCCTGCTGAACATGCTCGTGGCCCACATCGCCGCGCTGAACTCCGGGACCAACGGCAACGCCGCCCCGGAGACGGTCGGCCGCGTCGACCAGGCCACCGAGGGCAGCGTCTCGGTCCATCTGGACATGGGCGCAGTGCCAGGCACCGCGGCGTGGTACATGCAGACCAAGTATGGCGCCGCCTACTGGAGCGCGACCAAGCAGTACCGGACCATGCGCTATCTCACCGGCAAGAGTCGCCCGCAGTCATGGCCAAGGTAGGACTCAAGGGCGGCGAGAAGATGAAGGAGGCGCTGGAGGGTATTCGCCGGCGCGTCGAAAACGCCAAGGCGGTGAATACGGGCTTTCTATCGGGCGCCACCTATCCCGACGGCACGCCGGTTGCCATGGTCGCCGCCATCCAGAACTACGGGGCGCCGGCCGCCGGAATCCCGCCGCGCCCGTTCTTCACCCGCATGGTGCAGGACAAGTCGCCGGGGTGGGGAATCTCGCTGGGCAACCAGCTCAAGAACACGAACTACGACGCCCACAAGGCGCTTGCCCTCATGGGCGAGGGGATCAGCGGCCAGCTGCAGGCCGCCATCCGCGAGTTCAAGGATCCGCCGCTCAAGCCGGCCACGGTCAAGGCCAAGGGCTTCGCCAAGCCCCTAATCGACACTAGCCACATGCTCAACTCCACCGGCTACGAGGTGAAGGAATGAACGTGCGCCAGTTGGCCGCCGGTGCGACGGTCGCCATCAATCCGGCCGTGGCCGTGACCATCGAGCAGAGCACGGGCTATACGACGAACCCGGACGGCACGCAGGTGCCGACCTATACCACCATCAATACGACCGGCAGCGTCCAGGCACTCACCGGAAAAGACCTGGAGAAGCTGAACGGGCTCAACATCCAGGGCGTGCTCTCGAAGATTTACCTGAACGGCAACTATGAGGGCCTGTTCCGCGTCTCCGGCAAGGGCGGCGACCTCATCAAGTTCGGCGGCCAGACCTATCTCGTGGCCTCGGTCATGGAACGCTGGCCGGATTGGTGCTGCCTGGCGCTGACGCTGCAAACGGACGGACCATGACCGCGACCTATGCCGACATCCTCGAGTCCGACGTATTCGCCGCGCTGCGCACCTTCATCCTGGCGCTGGTCGACTGCGAGGTGGTGCGCGGACAGGTCAACCGTGTGGCCACGCCCAAGGGCGATTTCATCGCGCTGAACCCGGTGAGCGCGGTCCCCTTGGAGACGAACACGCACACCTTCGGCGCGACCCAGGAGACGGTCAAGCGCCCGATGCAGTTCACCATCCAGGTCGATTGCTACGGGGCCAAGGCCGGCGACCGCGCGGCGACCCTGGCGACCCTGCTGCGCGATGACTACGCGGTCCAGTCCTTCGCCGGTTCGTGCAAGGACATCACGCCGCTGTATGCCGATGACGCCCACGAGATGCCGCTGGTCGACGGCGAGCAGCAGTTCGAGGCCCGCTGGACGTTCAACGCCGTGCTGCAGGCCAATCCGACGATCACCCTGTCCGCCCAGACTGCGGACACTCTGACGGTCGGGACTATCGACGTGGATAGAAGCTATCCGCCCTGATAGGCGGATGACCCCGGAACACGCCCGCTTTACGCGGGCTTTTTTGTGCCCACAAGGAGCATCGAATGTCCATTCCTGCCAGTCAAATCGTCCAGGTCAATCCGGGCGTTATCAGCGGCGGCGGTTCGGCCCTGGCGCTCAACGGCGTCATTCTGACCAAAGACACCGCCGTGCCTATCGGCAACGCCAAGCCGTTCGTGGATGCCTCCTCGGTGTCGCAGTTCTTCGGTCCGAACTCGGACGAGGCGGCGCTGGCGGCTATCTATTTCGGCGGCATGAACAACAAGACCCTGACCCCGGGCCAGTTGTTCTTCTACCAGTACAACGATGCGGCGGTGGCCGCCTATCTGCGCGGCGGCAGCGTCTCGGCCATGACCCTGGCCCAGCTCAACGCGCTGAGCGGCACGCTGAGCATCACGGTGGACGGCACCGCCAACACCTCCAGCACCATCGACCTGTCGGCCGCGACCAGCTTCACCGATGCCGCCTCCATCATCCAGACCGCCTTCACCACGCCGAACTTCACGGTCTCCTACGACTCGCAGCGCACGGCCTTCGTGTTCACGTCCAGCACCACGGGCGCGTCCTCGACCATCGCCTACGCTACCGGCACCCTGTCCGACAGCCTCTACTTGAGTCAGTCCACCGGGGCCGTGGAATCGCAGGGCGCCGATGCCACCACGCCGAGCGCGGCCATGGCCGCCCTGGTCCAGGTCGAGCTCAACTGGGCCACCTTCATGACGGTCTGGGAGCCGGTGGACGCGGACAAGATCGCTTTCTCCGACTGGACCACCGGCCAGAACAACCGCTTCGCCTACGTGATGTGGGAGACGAACGCCGCGGCCGAGACCTACCCCGACACGACCACGCCGATGGCGACCATTATCACCAACGGCAACTCGGGCACCGTCGCGGTCTACAAGGACATGCTCCACGCCGCCTTCGTCATGGGCGCGGCTGCGAGTATCGACTTCAACCGCACCAACGCGCGCATCACCTTCGCTTTCAAATACCTCTCGGGCCTGTCGCCTAGCGTCACCGACGCGACCAAGGCGAACAACCTGGACCTGAACGGCTACAACTTCGTCGGCCAGTACGCCACGGCCAACGATGGCTTCACGTTCTTTTACCCCGGCAGCGTCAGCGGCGACTACCTGTTCCTGGACGAGTTCCTGAACCAGGTCTACCTCAACAGCCAGCTCCAGTTGGCGGTCATGACCCTGCTCACGAGCGTGCCATCCGTGCCCTACAACGCCGCCGGCTACAACCTCATCCGCGCCGCCTGCATGGACCCCATCAAGCAGGGACTCAAGTTCGGCTCGATTCGCCCCGGCGTGTCGCTGTCGAGCCTGCAAGCCTCCGAGGTGAACAACGCCGCCGGCGCGGAGATCGACCAGACGCTGAGCACGCGCGGCTGGTATCTGCAGATTCAGGACGCCACCGCCCAGGTGCGCTCGAGCCGCGGTTCGCCCCCGATCACGCTTTGGTATATGGACGGCGGCGCCGTCCAGAAGGTGACCCTGGCCTCCATCGTCGTCCAATGAGGAACTGAGACATGTCCACCCTGACTAGCGCAAACAGCGTGCTGACGCTCGGCGTCGCCAACCTGTACAACGTCCCGGTCCAGATCGAGGGATTCGCCACCGACGATGCGTTCACCATCGAGGAAGTGGAGGGCGCCGAGACGATGATGGGCGTCGACGGCCATCTGTCCGCCGGTTATGTCCCCTACGAAATCCCGCTGGAGATTACCCTGCAGGCCGATTCGGCCTCGAATACCTTTTTCGATGCCATCATCCAGGCCGAGGCCATCGCGCGCGAGAAGTACGAGATGAACGGCAGCATCGTGATCCCGGCGCTGGGATTCGTCTATAGCTTCACGCGGGGATTTCTGCGCAAGTTCACGCCGATTGCCCCGGCCAAGAAGGTGCTGCAGCCTCGCAAGTTCGAGATCGTCTGTCAGGACATGACCAGGGCCCCGGTGTAACGCCATGGCACGCAAGACCCTGACCTACACGGTCGAGACCGAGGGCCGCGACCAAGGGAAGGTCTTCAAGCTCACGGAGATGAGCGCCGCCGATGCCGAGAACTGGGCCATCCGGGCCTTCTTCGCCATCATGAACGCGGGCGTCGACGTGCCCGACGAGATTGCGGAGATGGGCATGGCCGGTCTGGCCGAAATCTGGACCACCGCCATCGCGGGGGTGTCCTACGAGGCTGCCAAGCCGCTGCTCGAGGAGATGATGGACTGCGTTCAGCGCATCCCCGATCCGAGCAAGCCGAACGTGGTCCGCGCCCTGGATGACTCGGACATTGAGGAGGTCAAGACGCGGCTGCTGTTGCGAAAGGCCGTGTTCAACCTGCACGTCGATTTTTTAGGCAGCGCCGCCCCATCGACTTCGGAGTGAGGGGCGGCGACCTGCCGGCGAACCTTCTGGAATACGCCAACGTGCCGCGCACCATCGGGGCGGTTATCTCGCACCGCTTCGCCACGTTGCACGAGCTCCAGACGGTCTACAGCCTCCAGGACGTGTTCGACATGCTCGAAGTGCTCAACGTCGACTCGTACAACCAGGAACTCATCATGAGGAAGGCCCGAAATGGCGACCGTCATTGATTCGCTCGTCGTCACCCTGGGGCTGGACTCGGCCGAGTTCAAAAAGGGCGCCAACGATGTAGAGCAGGCCCAGGAGAAGCTGGGCAAGAACACCAAGCGCGAGGCCAAGCAGCGCGAGACGGCCGAGAAGAAGGCCGACCACGCCCAGAAGCAGCGGTCCAAGAACCTGCAGCGCCAGGGAAAAGAGGCGATTCAGACCTACAAGAAGATCCGCAACCAGGTGCTCTCGCTCGGCCTGGCGTTCACCGCGGGCATGGGGCTGACCAAGTTCGCCGAGTTCGTGGTGGGCGATACCTCCCAGCTGGGCCGAATCGGCAAGGTCGCCCACATGAGCGCCCGCGAGCTCTCCGGCTGGGGCATCGCCGCGGAAAATGCCGGCGGCTCGTCCAAGGAGATGATGGGCGAGATCATGAAGGCGAGCGAGCAGCTTTCGTCCTTCAAGCTCGGCCAGGGCTCGTCTCAGATTGAGACCTTCCTGGGGTTCGGCGGCAAGAAAAGCGCCCTCAAAGACACGCGCAGCTATCTGATGGGCGTCGCCCAGCTGCAGGAGCGGATCAACAAGAACAGCCCCGCCCAGGCCCAGGTGCTCCCC